TACGACCGTTATCGCCGTATGTACGATGACCGTGACCAGAGAATGAATCAAGTTCTTTTGGTTCGTCAAGGCAAGATGCGTGATGTCTACCCAGATTTATTCCCCGATGGTCCTTTTGAAAATCCTATCGTTGCGAATATGGTGGATATTGCTGCCCGCGATTTATCAGAAACTATTGCGCCTTTGCCTGCGTTTAACTGTAACTCTACCTCTATGGTATCTGAGGCAGTACGCAGAAAGGCTGACAAGCGTGAAGAAATTGTTAACGGCATAGTTGACTTTTCTGATTTGCAATCACAGATGTTTGTGGCTGCAGACCGTTATGTTACCTACGGTTTCGTACCTGCTCAGGTTGAGATTGATTACGATGCCCAGATGCCACGCATCCGTTTCTTTGATTCACTAGGTTCATACCCAGTCATTGACCGCTTTGGTCGTTGCACAATGTTCTTCCAGCGTATCAATAAGCCAACTCAGGAACTGATGTCTCAGTATCCAGAGATTGCACATTTGATTTATGACAAGAATACGCAATCAACTATGTCTGAAATTGTGCGTTTTCACGATAAAGACCAGGATGTTTTATTCTTACCTCAACGCAGCAACTTAGTTCTTGACCGTGCTGTTAACCCAATGGGTGAATGTATGGTTCGTATTGTACGCCGACCATCTATTGATGACATGGCACGAGGACAATTTGATGATGTATTAGCAATTCAAGTTGCTAAGGCTCGTTACGCACTGCTTTCTTTGGAGGCAGCAACCAAATCAGTACAGGCACCTATCGCGATGCCTCAGGATGTACAGGAGTTAGCCCTTGGACCAGATGCAATTATGCGTTCCAGCAAGCCTAACGAAATTCGCAGAGTCCCGCTTGAACTACCTGCTAACACTTTCCAACAGCAGCATGTTCTTGAAAGCGAATTACGCCTAGGTTCACGCTATCCAGAATCTCGTACTGGTAATTCAGATGCTTCAATCATTACAGGTCGTGGTGTTCAAGCACTTATGGGTGGTTTTGATACACAAATTAAGACAGCGCACTCAATGTTTGCTCGCACATTTACAGAGTTAATGGCTTTAGCACTTAAGACAGATGAAAAGATTTTTGGTAACAAAGAAAAGACACTAGAAGGTATCTTCAACGGTACCCCGTACAACATTAAGTACAAGCCAAGTCGTGATATTGATGGCGACTACACCGTAGATGTGCAATACGGACTCATGGCAGGGCTAGACCCAAACCGCGCACTGGTATTCGGACTGCAGGCTCGTGGAGATAAGTTAATCTCACGCGATTTCCTACGCCGTCAAATGCCATTTAACTTCAACGCAACTCAAGAAGAAGAAAAAGTTGAAACAGAAGAACTACGCGATGCCATGAAACAGGCTATTGCCTCTTATGCACAAGCAATTCCAGCACTTGCCTCACAAGGACAAGACCCATCAGACATTTTGATGAAACTTTCTACAGTAATCAGCGAACGCCAAAAGGGAACATCTATTGAAGATGCTATCCAAAAGGCATGGGCACCTAAGAATCCCCCACCTGCTGCTACCCCTGCAGAAGTAAGTCCTCAAATGGGGCAACCAGGTGCGGTTCCAGCGGGTGCGGGGCAAGAGTCACTACCTCCAGGCTTAGCGCCTACAGGTCGTATGCAAGGAGTTGCTGCGGGTCAGATAGCACCAGGCGGTAGACCAGATATTCAATCACTATTGGCATCTTTAGGTGCTCGTGGTGAACCTAACCTACAAGCAACTGTCGCTAGACGACAACCTATTTAAGGGGAGGAGGAAAAACCATGGCATTTGGAAACCCAGTAAAGCCAAAGAACCAACCTGGCAAAGGCTCAAAGCCTGCTAATCAGGGCGGTATGGCAAAGCCAAACATCGCACAGCCAGTAAAGACAGGTGTGCCTAAGGGCGGCAAGCCTAAGGCATCAGTAACGATGTTAACAAAGCAACCATCAGGTACTCGCGGTTCAAAGTAATTGCAAAATCCTGGGCACGATTTAAAACTGCCCACCAATTACCGCTCTTATAGCGAAGGATAAACAATGGCAATAGAAGCAGCAAAGAATTTCCAAGTCTCCGCCACAGGTGGAGCAGGTAGTGCAGGACAGGCATCTCAGTATGCTGCTGGCATTGACCGTGCACAAGATTTTATGGAACTACAGTCATCTGCAAAGATGAATAAGTCAGGTGTATCGCTCCCTTCGGGTCGTAGCGGTGGAGCACCTGTTATGGATATGGGCGCAGAGAAGCGCGTTCCCCTTACTGAACTTAAAGGTAACCCAGATGAGCCAACATCAGAAGGCGCAGCCATGGGACCAGGGGCTGGACCAGAAGTTTTAGCATCAACAGCAGGACTTGCAGCACAGTCAAATGAAGATATGGCTAAATTAGCAGCCCTTCTTCCTATCTATGCTCGTATTGCTGAAATGCCAAGTGCAAGTAACGCAACACGCAATTATTACCGATGGCTTAGAAGTCAAGTGACTACCTGATGAGTTGGTTTAATACTCTTGGCAAGATGGCTAAAGGCGTTGCAGACTTCACTGGAGTTGCAGGTCTTTACCATGATTTGTCTACTGCAATGTCCAATGATGACCCTTGGTATGTTGATTCTTTAAATGTTGCTAAAGACATTGGCAAGATTGGTACTACACCAGTACGCGCTGCCGTTAAAGGCGTACTTGCTGCAGGTGAAAAGTCTTACGAATTAGGTGGCGTTGCACGCCAGGCTCTTGAAAAGGGAATTCTTGATACTCCCTTTATGTATAACAAGTTTAAAAATGCTGACGAATCTTACGATGCATACAAGATGCGTGTTGAACAGAACAAAGACCAGATTTCTTTAGGTCAAGCAACGCTTTCATTGTTATCACCTGGCAAGAATTCAGCAGACCGCAGTGGTTTCTTCCAAGACTGGACAGAGAATAACCTGCGCTTTATGTCAGCAGGCTTTGATATATTTAACCCTGAGGACCGCAAGGCTGCATTTCAAGACCAATACACAGGTAAGTTCTTATCTGGATTAGAAGATGTTGTTGCATCTACGGTTATTGACCCACTGACATTTACTGGATTCCTTGGTAAAGGTGCAGTAATTATTTCTAAGGGAACAATGTATGACCAGATTAACGGTCGTATGGCTAAGGCTGTATTTGGAAAACTAGCAATGACACCTGAAAAGGTTGATGAACTTGTTGCTCAAGGTGTTAAAGGCGAAGGCAAGGCTGCTAAAGATTTAGAATTCTTAGCAAATAGCGATGCTGCTGAACAGGCTGGTTACTGGGCAAAGAAGAAGGTTACCAACCCTGATGCCATGGCATTTCTCTTTGGTCGTGCTAAGACTGTTGAAGAAGTTGGCGAAGTATTTAGTGCTATTACTGGCAAGAATACAAAGGCTATGGCTGCTCTTGCAGAGCGTGACCCACAGACTGGTTTAGTTCTTGAGAAGTTTCTTGATGGTCCTTCACATGCAGAACGCCAGTTATTAAATGGTGCGCTTGAAGGTGACATCCTTGTATCTGAAACTCATAATGCTGCTATATCTAGTTATGTAACAGATTTAATTCAAACAGATACTCGTTATGCAATGGCACTTGATAAAGTTGCAACTGGTGGTACTCAACTTAAGTATGGATTTGAAGCGGGTCTTTCTAAAGGCAACGCAATCAAGGCTTCACAGAAGCAAGCAGCCCGTACATTTGGTGAGCCAGGTATTGAGACTTTCCAAAAGACTAGCCTGCACCCAGTCATTAAAGTTGTTAATTACTTCCGCGAAGATTTACCAAGTGGTGTATTTAATGTTAACGATGGCAACTCATTTCAAGAGTTCAACACATTCTTGCGCGAAGTCAATGACCTATCAGGCAGAACCTTTGGTCTAAAGGCTCGTGACTTAGCAGATAACTACCTTACTGCTGCTACAGAAGTTGAGCGCATGGATGTTATTGTTAAAGCAGAACAATCAGCGCTTGGGCATTTATTCCCACAGTATTCAAAAGATGAGATTGATAAACTGTACAGCCTGTTTGATTCACGCAGAGCCAGTGCAATTCAAAAGCACAAAGACCAGGGATTCATTTCTTACTTTGTAGGCGATACTATTCAGCACGCTGTTGCTCCGATTCTAAATCGTGAAGCAGCCAACACAGTTATTATTGCTGACATGCGTAAACTCAAGTACGCAATTGATGCACATGAGGGTTCTCTTAAGACATTACTTTCAGGCATTGACACACAAGATTTAGCGTTGCGTGGACAAAAGGGACTTGCTGCCCTTGACACAGTTAACGACATCTTTAAGACATCTGTATTGATGCGCCTTGGATACACAGTCCGAAATGTGGCTGAGGCTCAACTATCTATGGCTGCTAAAGGATTTGCCCTACCAGGTATGTTCCTAGCCAACGGTAAAGAAGGAGCAGTGCGCTTCTTTAATAACCGTAAGACAGGTTTCTCACGCTTAGGTGACCATGTAAATGTAATCCTTGGTCGTGCAGATGATGCCAAGGTTCAAGCCGATGGTGTTGCTCGTTACATTGATGCACTTCGCAATGATGATATGACTATTAACCAAGCGGTAAAACATATTAACCAACGCTTAGGTGAGTTGCTTGATAGCCGTAAAGGTTTTACTGACCGTCAAGGTCCTATGCCTGAAAAGGGTGGAATACCTTTACAAGTCCAAGATGAAGTTAAACTTCTTATGGGCGTACTTGCAGATTTAGATTCAAAGGTAACCTTCCACGGTTCACCAACTAAATTTCAATTAGACACATCACGCCCTATTGCAACCACTGGCATAAATTCACTTGCTGAAAGTTATGCTCGTGGTGGAGTTATTGCCTCAGTAGAGCAGTACATTCCAACTAAGACTGGTAAGCCTGGTCGCCTTGGTGCCAAGCCAACTCCAGAAGGTGAAACATTACCTACTGAAAAGCGTGCTGATGTTCTTAATGAAGCCACACTTAAACTCCAGTCAGATATGATTGATGCTGTTAATGCTGGCAAAAAAGTTGAAATTAAAAAGGGTGCCACATGGCAGCGTGTCAAGGCTATTGATTACGAAACACTTGTGCTTGCCCTTGAAAATGATGAGTTTGAAACAGTACTGTTTAAAGACTGGACACACCGACCAGTATTCCGCGTTGGTTACAACGAAGGTAAAACAATACAAATTCGTTCTTACGGCAAGCCTTTACATTTAACAAAAGAAACACAACGCGATTTAGTTCAAGCAAATCCACCCGTATCTGTTAATGGTCGTATGCAAGAAACTGCATACACACCTGCAGATACAGTTGGTTCATGGCATAACTTGCCAGAAGAACTTAAGACAGAAGTATTTGCTGGCAAAGTATCTAACTTTAATACATGGCTTAAGACAAAAGGCTGGCAAGAAAAGAATGATGCTGTTACCCGTTGGGCTACAGATAATGGCTATGGCAGTTTAGTTTTAACAGAAAAGCGAAACAAAAATACTGGTCAAACCCATATTATTCTTCCTGGTTCTATTGACCAAGAAGGCCGCGCTCGGCAAGTAAAGCAATACCTTAAGTCAATTGAAGAAGGTGTTTTGCCTCAGGCTATGGCAGATGTTGCTGTTGATTTTGAAGCAGCAAATATGACTCCTAAGGAACGCCGTCTAGCAAGCCGTGCTTCACGCAAGAGTGCTCGTTCAGGTATCAGAGATAATGCTGTGTCGCCTTACTATCTACAAGATGGTTTTCAATCAATGATTAACAATGGCATTGAGGATTTTGGAATTAACATGGCACGCAGTAAGGCTGAAAACCTTATTGCCCTTGACGATGCAGTTACTCGCCTTGGTGCTCGTGTTGATGTAGCAGAATCAAATGCTGTTAAACAACGCATTGGTTATGGTTATCAAGAATTTACTGCTGGTGGTCACACATACACGCTACCTAAAGCAAATCAAGATGCATCATGGTTCTTTGGTCGTACATCTGCTGAACAAACTTGGAACAACCAAGTATCTAACCAGGAGATGGCTTTTCTTACAGGCATTGGTTCTCGCAGCGTACGCTTAGTTGCACCAACAGACCCACGCTATTTTGAAGGCTGGGCAAACATTCTTAACATGCACTTCCGTGACCCCGAGACAGGTGTTATGGATGCTGTTGTCCGTCAGATTCTTGATAAGAAGTCTGATGATGACATTCTTAAATGGTTCCACACTCGTGAGGGACAGCGTTATGCTAACGAAACATACACTCAGCCTGGCAAGTACTTTGGTTTCCACAAGGTATCAAGCGGTGAAATGGATGAGAAGTTAATTGAAAAGTTAGGCGTTACTCGTGGCGCTGTAAAGGCTTATATTCCAGATGCTGAGACAGAGATGATTCTTAGCAGTGCTAAGCCAGATGGCAAGCCACTATCAGGTGGAGAAGTACAGAAGTTTTTAACAGAACGCTTCTCAGCACAACCTGAAAAGTTACAGCCACTTAATGGTTTACTTGTTGTTTCTTCTAAGGAATACAAAGACCAAGAGCGCATCATTGATACTGTTAACCGCCGTGTCATGCGCTTCCTTGGTTCACTTCCAGAAGATGTATTTGCTCGCCATCCATTGGCAGATGCTATGTATAATAAACAAGTTCAACTTAACATCAACGCTATTGCGCGGGTTAAGGGTGAAGAAAGACTTACAGCCAACGAAGTTAACCGTGCTATTACTCATGCTCGTGAAACATCACGCCAAGAAGTTGAAAAGACTTTGTTCACCATTGTTCGCCGTAGCGGTGCATCTTCAAGCCGTGTAGTTAAACTACTCTTTCCATTCTACGCAGCCTATGAAAATACGCTACGCCGTTGGGGTGGTATGGCTTTAGAGGACCCATCACTAATTGCTACCGCTGGTCGTACAGTGGCACAGGTTGTACATGGTCAGACCATCATTGACCAAGATGGCAACCGCATCACAGATGCAACTAAGTTACAAGGTGGTCAAATGGCTAACCTTGTAGTGCGTGTACCGCAAGGATTTATTGACACATTGCCTAAGTCATGGCGTGGAGTTGTACAAGATTCATTTAAGAATTTAAACATCCCACTATCAAGCCTTGATGTTATTACACAGGGTCAACCTGGTAACCCAGGCTTAGGTCCAGTTGCTGTTCTTCCTGCGTACCTAGTACTTCGCGAACGCCCTGAATTGGAAGATGCTCTTAAAGTATTTTTCCCAGCAGGTATGCCACAAAAAGCATCTGACTTATTTTTACCATCAGCGTTACGCCGTTTAAGTACAGTGTGGAGCAAAGATGATTTGTATGTTCGTTCATACAATCAAATGCTTCGTTATGAAACTTACAACTATAACCAAGGTAAGCGTTCAACGCCACCAACTGTACAAGAAGTTACTGACAGAACTAACAAGTTCTTCTTCCTTCGTGCTTTGACTTCCATCTCAGCACCATTTGCAGTGGCTCCTGAGGTTGACTTCTATGCTCAAACATACCGTCAGTTCCAACAGCAATACGCTGACTACCGTGACCCACAAACTGGCGAGCGCGTAATGGGAATGGCAGAGGCTAAGTTCCTTGAAATGTACCCAGATTTCTTTGAGGCAACTATTAGCCAATCAAAGAATGAAGGCGGATTAGAACCTAGCCTTGGCACAGTGCGTAACCTTCGTAAGTTTTCTGACTTAATGGCTAAGGCTCAGAGTTCAGGTGACCCAGAACTTCTAGGCTTCCTTGCTAACGATGGTGACAATCAGTACACATTCTCACAGGCTGCATACCAATGGCAGTACAAGCATGGCGCAACTCCTGGAAGCGGTAGCACATACCGTCAAAACCGTACAGCCAATGAACTTCTTATTGAGTCTAATGTTAAGCGTGGCTGGACAGATTATCAAGATTTAATGGGACAGATTAGTGCATACCAAAAGCAAAATGGTATTACTGATGCTAATGACCCAGACATGGCAGTTATCAAAGGAGCAAAAGCGCTCTGGTTAGACCAAATGAAAACTGAAAACCTTGACTGGTATTCAGCCTATGTATCACCTGATAAAGCAAAGTACGAACGGCGAGCAAAGTTACTTGAAACAGCCTTCAAAGATAAAAAGTGGATGGCTCAAAATGGTAACCGTGCTGTAGTTAAGCAAGCACTTGTTTACCTAGATGGTCGCAAACAAATTGCTGCAATCTTAAATGAACGAGATGCTGCTGGTGGTTCAGGAACGCTAAATGCTAAAAGCAATGCAGATGTTGCTGCGGTATACCAAATGTTTGTAGATGAACTAACCAATGGTAGCCCAGAGTTTGAACAATTTATTAACCGTTACTTCGCAAATGATTCGGTGGTGCTTTAATATGGTAGTTGACTTAACAAAATTTGTTGCAGCATTTAAGGCTAATGGTGGTGGAACAACCACTGGTTCCACTGGTCCAGTCTTTACCAAGCAAGAAGCAGACTATGCAGTTCAATCTGTATACCAGCAACTACTTGGGCGCAATGCCACAGGTAACGATTACTCAAAAGCAATCAACTTAATTATGAGTCAGTCACAGGATACAAGTACTGCTGCTCGTCAACAGGCTCTTACCAACTCACTTATGGACTCACCTGAGTACAAAATAAAGCAAGATAATAAGTATCTTGATGTTATCTATCAGGCGGTTTCAGCCGATGTTAGAAAGGCGCAGGTTCAGTAATGGTTACCCAATATAACTACACCCCGCCTCAGAGCAATGCTGATAAGTTAAAGCAAGCCTACATTGCTCAAGCACAGTGGAAGAAGATGCTTGACAGTGCCAAGGTTGGCTCAGCAGATTACAACAAGGCTCTTAAGCAATACAAAGCCTTGAGCACAACAATTAAAAGTTTACAAGAAGCAACCAATGCTGAAATTGGTGTAACCAAAGCAACTCAAGATAAGGCTGCTCGTCAGAAGTTAGTTGACAAGTTAACTCGTGTTACAGACTCAGGTACCGCTGCAGAAATTCAAGCAGCAAAAGATGCTCTTAATAAATTTGACGGTAAGACAACTACAACTACCTCAACTGCAGCAGCAACCAGTACTACATCTGTTTTAGATAAAAATAAAAATGGCATCCCAGATAATGTTGAATCAGCAACAGCAGCAAAAGCAGCAGCCGATGCCAAGACTGCAGCAGCAGCAAAAGCAGCAGCAGAAAAAGCAGCAGCAGCAAAGATAATTGCTGACAAGGCAGTGGCTGATAAAGAACTTGCTCTTAAGACAATGTATGTAGATTACCTACGCTCAACATTTGCTGGACTTGAAGATAAAAAGCAAAAGTCTGAGATTGATGGTTTGTTTGACAAAGCATCTAAAGAAGGCTGGACTGCAGAGCAATTCCAAATGCAACTTGAAGGAACATCTTGGTGGCAAACAACGCTACCTAGCCTGCGCTCATGGTATTTAGATACACATGACCCACGCAAGCAGTCAACAACTGTTGAGTTAATTCGTAACAAGGTTGCCTCTGTATCTAGTTACCTAGAACAACTAGGTATTACGGTGCAAGGCATTGACCCTGTAACTGGCAAGGCTTTTGATAAGACTGGCTATGTCAGCGGTATTGCACAAGAAGCAGTTAAGAATGGTTGGAACGATAACCAACTTAGAGACTATCTTGCTCAGCAATCACCTATTGTATTTACTGGTGGCGGTGAGATTGGTAGTTCACTATCTAAAATTCGTGACACTGCATACGCATACGGTGTAAAACTTGACCCTGCCTATGAAAAGATGATTAACAACTCTTTGCTTGACTCAAGCGATGGTCGTGATGCACAGTATTACATTGCTGAAATGCGCCGTCAGTCACTTGAAAATCCTAACAACAAAGCATTTTCAGAAGCACTTAACTCTGGTCGCACACTGTACGAGGCTACTCGTTCATACCGTGGACAAATGGCTGGTCTACTTGAAGTAGATGAAAGCAATGTTTCTTGGGATGACTTAATGAAGAAGGCAGTTGACAACACCACTGGTGCTGCTCGTACTTTTGCTGATTTTACTAAGCAAGTTAAGTCTGACCCACTATGGCAACAGACTCGCAATGCTAAAGAAACATACAGTTCAAATGCACTTGACCTGGCTAAGATGTTTGGATTGGTGGGCTAATGGCACGCTTTACAGATGTAATGATGCTTGATGATGGTGGCTTTATGCCATCACTTGCTGCGCTAGATGTTATTGTCAGCGTATCAACACCTAAGCCAGTATCGTCACCAGCAGTGGTAGATGAACAAACAAAAGCAGCAGGAGCAAAAGCAGCAATTGCAGCAGCAGAGTCTGTTGGTATTCCTACCAAAACAGTTCCTCAAGCAGCAGTTCCAATTGTTACTGATGCACAAAAAGATGCAGCAATGGGTGTTGACCGCCCAGCAATTGTTTCAGCACCAGTAGTAGATGAACTTACTAAAAAAACAGAGGCTGCTGCCGCACTTGCTGCTGCACCTAAAGTTGTAGAAACAAAGCCAGACCCAACCAAAACTTCTTATGCTGATTTAACTCCAGCACAGCGTGCTGCTATGTCACAAGACGAAAAGATGGATTATCTTCAGGCTTCTCGTGAAGCGCAGATGGCAGCAGATGCTGCTGCTCGTGCTAAGACTGACCCAATGTTTAACTTTGCTGTACGCCCAGAGGCACCACAAACTCCAGGAATGATTCAGTATTATTCTTGGGTTGGTGCCGTAGGAGCAGGACAATGGAAACTTTATGCTGCAGTTGATAATGATATTAACCGCGCTACCTATGGTGCTCGTGCTATTGGTGGAGCCACACAAGGTACGCCAGATTCCTCACTAGGTGCTAATACTCTTGCTGCTCAGCCAGTATTTGACCCAGGAACAAATACATGGAAGCCCGCAGGAAGCACGGTTACTACGGCTGTAACAACTACTAAGCCAACAACAAGCACAGCAGTAACTACTAAAGCAGTAACTTCTAAAGCAGTAACTTCTACTTCTGTAACTACTACTGCAGTAACTACAACTGCTGTAACTTCAACATTAGGTGCAAACTTTACTGGTAGCGGTTCAGCCTCTGACCCATTTAGTGTAAGTGGAGTACCATTTACAGGTAGCATGTTTGGTTCAACCTACGCCAATGGTGTTATAGTTGATACGGCTGCTAAGACTGCCGATGACATTGCTAAGCAAGGCAGACTTGATGCTCGTGTTGAATTTAGTAATACCCTTAAATCATTAGGCTTACCTCAGAATTTAATTGATGAGTTAGACAACATGATTAAGCAGGACTACACAAAGTCCCAGATGTATTTAGAGTTACAGAAAACAGATGCTTGGAAAGAAAGATTCCCTGGCATGGCAGCCCTTGCTGCTGCTGGTAAAGCAATAGATGCTGGTACATATATCAGCCAAGAGAAAAGCATGTTACAAACACTTGATTACTATGGTGTTGACAAGGCTATCTTTGGAACTACTGCCGAACTAGGCAAGCAGATTGCTAACTTGGTATCACCTAAGCGATTTGAAACTGTAGTTGCTTTGGCTGCTCAAGATGTTGAACAGAATCCAGATGTCCTTGCTGAACTTAATCTTTACTATGGTGTAGATAAGTCAGCAGCAATTGCTTACCTACTTAACCCAACCATTGGTCTTGACATTATCCAACGCCAAGCCCGTGCTGCAGAAATTGGTGCTAAGGCTGCCAAGTCTAAGTTTGACTTTGGTATGAGCAAAGAAGGCTACGGTGTTGCAGAATCATTTATCAACGCTGCAGGAACTATGGACTTGCAATCACTTGATGTGGCTTTCCAACAGGCTCGTGGTTTATCTGATACTCAGTCAACTATTGCTGCTACCGAAGGTGCTGCATATAACGACCTAAGCGCAGTATCTGCAATCTTAGGCAAAGACCAAGCAGCAATACTTGATAGCCAACGCCGAGCAGCGCGAAGCGTAGCAAAATTTAGTGGCAGTTCAGGCTTAGGCTCTGGCTCACTTAAGACAGAAAGCAGCATATAAAAGAATCCCCACCCTGATTGACCAGCCCAGGGGGGCGTATAAGACTGGTAGCAATAGCCAATTAGGTTTCCCCGAACCTTCTTGCGGATTGCGAACACAACTAACAAAGGGAGATAGGTAGATGGCTACCAATTACGAATACGATGACGAAGATGATGACTTTGGCAATGAGCCACAGGATGTTGTTAAGCAACTACGCAAGGTAAATCGCACGCTAGAAAAGCGTTTGAAAGAACTTGAGACAGAAGCCTCAACATTAAAGACTCAGACTCGTCAGCGTACTGTCAAGGATGTTCTATCAGCAAAGGGCATTAACCCAAAAGTCGCAGCATTTATCCCACAGGATATTGATACTACAGAAGAAGCCGTGTCTGCATGGCTTGCTGAGTATGGCGATGTATTCGGAGTGCAACAGACACCAGAGGAAACTCAGGCTAAGACTGCTACTACCGATGCACAGCGCAGAATCCAAGATGTGATGCAATCAGGAACTCCACCACAGGTGGATGAAGATTCGCTTGCAAGGATTTTAAATGCTACATCGGCTGCTGATTTGAGTGCCATCCTTGGCGTTCAGACTTACAACTAAAACTACCAATCACCAGGAGGTGAACCCATGGCATACACAGATTCGTCAGCACTCGCTGGCTTAATCAAAACCGCGTATGACCGCTATGTAGAGTTCGCGCTTCGTTCTCAGCCACTGATTCGTTCAGTAGCCGACAAGCGCCCTGCTCAGCAAGCGATGCCAGGTTCAAGCGTTGTGTTCTCAATCTACAACGACTTGGCTGCGGCAACATCCGCGCTATCATCAGAAACAACTGACCCAGATGCAGTAGCACTGTCAGATGTTTCAACCGTTTCAGTATCACTTGCTGAATACGGCAACGCTTCACTTGTAACTCGTAAGTTACAACTGTTCTCACTATCAGATGTTGACCCTGCAGTAGCAGACATCATCGCGTTCAACATGGCAGACTCATTGGACAAGATTGCAATGGAAACATTGCGTCAAGGTTCAAATGTTATCTATGGTGGCTCACGCACATCAACAGCAACAATCACAGCATCTGACACAATCACTGCTGCCAACATCCGTAAGGCTGTTGCGAAGTTGCGTTCAAACAAGGCTGTACCTCGTGAAGGTTCACTTTACTGGTGCGGTATCCACCCAGAAGTTTCACACGACCTACGCGCTGAAACAGGCGTTGGCGGATGGAACGACATGCACAAGTACGCCGAGACAGGCACAGGTCAGTTCTGGCCTGGCACAATCGGAACATTTGAAGGTGCCTACTTTGTAGAAACACCTCGTATGTACCGTGGCGTAGATGGTGCAGACGGCACAGCACTTGCTACAACAGCAGTAACTGTTGCTGGTACATCAGCAGGCTACACATTTGGTGTGGCTTCATCATCTGTA